TCGTGAATGCTCGTGTACTTCACCCGGTGCCGCTTTGGCCAGGGATGCGTATAGGGCAGATCGTGTTCCACAAGATGGCACTCCTTCCGAATAAGGACTATTCACAGACCGGGCGCTACCAAGGCGATCAACACGTTCAAGCCTCTAAGGGATGATGAACGAATTTCAGCTGACCACCGTGGATTCCGTAAACCACCCCGCTCACTACACAGCTGGGAAAACGGAGGTGATTGATGTGCTCGAAGACTGGGTGAAGGCCGCGCCTGATCCTGTTCTTGGGGGCCTTCAATGGCAGGTTATCAAGTACCTGAGTCGTATGTGGTTAAAAGGCAATCCTCAAGAGGATGCCCGGAAAGCACAGTGGTATCTCAATCGCTTGATAAACAGGCTGGCAGTGGATCCTTACCTTGAACAGTAAATGGATCTCGATCTAGACCACCTTTTCTCCTATGTACACGAAGCCAAGCCGGTTAAACCGGCCACCAAAACTAGTTTCAAACGTGGTCATGTTCCAGCTACTGCGGTATTAACGCCGAAAGATGTAGTAGCTATTCGCCAAGAAGCGGCTAGCGGTACTGCATCTACAGAACTAGCTAAAAAGTACGGCATCTCGTATACCCATGTGCGGGATATCGTCACACGCCAGCGATGGCGACAAGCCGAAGCTCTTTTGAATCAACAACATGAATTGTCCGTACTGCGGGGCTGAAAGTAGACGCACTCGTGTTGTTCTCACTAGAAACAGCACAGATAGGCAGAAGGTACGAAAACGCAAGTGTTTGGACTGCGATTTTGTATTCTTTTCAGTTGAAACTGTTATCTCTGCCGGCGCAATTAAACACGTCCCCAATTGGGGATTGGAACTTCTTAAAGATGTATCTGACGTTCACTTCTCATGACAACATTTTCTCTCAAAATCAATGAACGGCTTTGCTACAACTGTGGCAAAAACACTCGCAATCCAATCTACTGCTGCAAGTGCTACAGCAAAACTCCAGCAGGAAGGATGGAATTAAAGCGTGAAGTCATGATGCGTAAGTACGCACGGCTGGATGGTGGTGCGACGTGCAAAAACTGTGTGCACTGGGAAAACAAGTGCTTATTGGGTATCCCAGAAGCTGGTTCTGTTTACGCGGAAGACTGCCCGGCTCGGGAATCTCTTAGTGTGTTAGAGTAAGTAGGTATTAACGCCTAACTTGGCATGAGCTTTCTCTTCGGTGTCCAGCACCTCGGCACCCTGGCCGGTTGCTCCGTTGTTGCGTTCGACTGCGAGACGACCCAGCTCCAGCCAAAAGAGGGGCGCATGAGGTTGCTGCAGTTTGCAGCATGGGGCAAGGAACCGGTGGTGATCGACTGCTGGGATCTCGACGACTCCGGTTGGGAGCAGCTGCGCCAGTTCTTCAAGCAGGAGCGGAAATGGGTTGCGCACAACGCGGTGTTTGACCTGGGCTGGCTCCAAGCGCATGGCATTTATCCGGTCGGCATCACGTTGTGCACCCTGCTGGCTAGTCGGGTTTTGACCAATGGACGCAACAACCTGGGCAAGAACCCCCACACCTTGAAGGCTGTGGTCAAGCGCTATCTAAAGAAAGAGATCAGTAAGGAGCAACAGGCCAGCGATTGGTCTGCCGATCTCAGTCAGGAGCAGCTTGAGTACGGCGCCACCGACGTGCAGGTGCTGATCGAGCTGTACAACCCGATCCAGCAAATGCTGTCGATCGGGTCACTGCACCGGGCGTGGGTACTGGAGTGCAAGGCATTGCCAGCCATGGCTTCGTTGTGGCTGAATGGCTTGCCGTTCGACAAAGAACTGCTTCAGCAGCTGCAGACAGATCTTGGTGAAGAGCATGTAGAGCTGGGCAAAGCATTTATTGAGGAGCTAGACCAAGCGCTGCCCGAAGAGCACAAGCTGCCGCGTGAGGAAGACGGCAGTTTCAACCTGCGGGCTAAAGCTGAAGGTCACATCCGGCTTGGCACCAAAAAGCTGGCCGGTTTCAACATGAACTCCCCGACCCAGCTGCGGCAAAAAATCGCCGTCATCCTCGGGTTCCAGCCAATCAGTGAGAAAACGGGCAAGCCCAGCTCGGATCGGGTGACCATGCAGCAATACGCGGCGGAGCACTCCGTTATTCGCACGTACTTGAAGTGGAAAAAAGTCGAAAAGCGGCGCCAGATGGTGGAGACGCTGCTCGAACACCTGGAGGATGACGGCTACATCCGTGCCAGCTACATGCAGGCCGGGGCTGACACATTTCGGATGAGTTGCCGCAGCCCAAATCTCCAGCAGGTGCCCCGGGATCCACGCTTTCGGTTCTGTGTTCAGGCGCCAGAAGGCTGGCAGCTGGTGGTTTCTGACTTTGCCCAGATGGAGCTGCGACTGGCAGCGGCGGAAGCTAACGATCGCCTAATGATTGAAGCGTTCCAGAACCAGCTCGACCTTCATACGCTGACTGCGATGGAGATCTACGACGTGCCCGAGGAGGCCGTTACCAAGGAGCAACGTCAGATCGCCAAGTCGGCCAACTTCGGACTTTTATATGGATCGGGCGCAAAGGGCCTCAGGCAATATGCCGCTGGCATGGGCATCGAAATGGATCTTGATGAGGCATCGGAGGTCCGGCAAAAATTTCACGCTGCTTATGAGGGCATCAGCGCATGGCAGCGTCGAGCTGCTAGCGCGGTTGACTCGTTTAAGGGTGAGCCTCAGATCCGGGTCCGGGTATCCAACCTCCGGCGGTTTCTTCCGGGCGAGAACAACAAACTCACGACGCGCTGCAATACGCCGATCCAGGCAGCTGGTGCGGCAGTTCTCAAACGAACGCTGGGAATGCTCTGGCCGCTATTGCTCCAAGCCGGTACGGATGAAGTTCGGCTGTCCGGGGTCGTGCATGACGAAATCATCCTCCTGACAAGGGAGGACGTTTCCCAGAAATGGGCTGAAATTCTTCAAAGCACTATGGAAAAAGCCGAGTCAGAGTGGCTGGGAGAAGTTCCAGCACTGGCAGAAGCTCATGTCGGAAGCAGTTGGCTCGACGCCAAATAACCCCATCAAGCTCACTCAATACCGCGTGACTCTTAGGCCGAAGTATGGGGCGATTGAAAACATCTACATGGAAGCCCCGGATGTGTACACCGCCCAGATGTACACACGCCGGGTCTATCCAGATCACATGGTGATGGCCATTAAACGTCTAGTTGATGTGGACTTAGAGCGAGACTCGTGAGTCGCACTGGCAGGGAGTTAATGCTCGAATGGCTCCACCGGGAAATCCGGCAAGCTACTACTGCGGACTTGCAGAGGGCTGCCGGGTTTCTTGAGTGGGCCAGAAAAGTACGCAAGGGCTGCTCCAAGCAGAGAGGTGGGGCGAGACGCGCTCAGTCCAATGCCTGGAAAAAGAACCTGGATAAAGACTTGCGTTGGTAAGACTATTGCGACACAGTATGCTATTGTGTAGCAGTACAGGTCCCAGCCATGCCGCTTAGACACGGGTCGAAAATTTATTGTCAGTTACTTCTCGACGCCAATCGCTACAGAGTCGCTGAAGAACTGGCCGCCAGTGAAGGGAAGAAGGTGACGGCTCTTCTTCGGGAGTATGTATATGATGCACTTCTCGATAAGGTTCCAGCTGAGTACAAGGCCGCTGAAGAGGCCGACCAGCAGGGCTGGCAGCAGTCAGTAGAAAACCGGGTAGAAGGAAGACGGCGAGCGCGTGATGAGCGCACGATCCAGGCAATCGACGATTTAATCCAAGACGTCTTAAAAGAATCATGAGACTCAGTAACAGTCGGGGTTTGCTGTAAAGAATCGCAGTAAGCTCTCTACGCTCACACAGTAGTCCACCAAACCCGTGACCCGCTACGCAGTCAAAGTCAGAGACCGATGGGTCATGGCAGCTTTTGGACCAGGCAAAGGGCTCCAGCTCACTTCTTGTGAAGAGGACGCTTCGAGCTGGCCCACGTATGAGCGGGCAGTGGTCGCTGCTCGCGGTATTCAGGAATGCACCAGCAGCCCGATTTCTATTTGTAGCGTTACCGAGCCGAGCTACCGCTGATGATGAAGAACGGTGTCCTGCAGTGGCAGGAAGATTTTGAAAAGTCGCAGCGGCTTGGCGAAGGTCGCTCCCGCACCAGTGCAGAACGGTCGCAGTTGTACGAGCTGCAGATATGGCTCGCCGGTCAAGGCGCTATGCGGGATTTGATTCGGGCAGAGTCGCTCCAGCAAGCAATCCTGTTTGCTGAAAATCGCTACCCCAACTGCCGCATAGACATTCCGCCGCAAACGGCGAAGAAACCTAAGCTGGCACGTTCCCGGACTAGCCCCAGCATCGTGGCTAGGAAACGGAAGAAAGCCGCTGACTCCAAATGACGCCTCCTCCCAAGGTCAACTTCACCAAGGCCGCCGCTGACATGGCGCGGGCTGACTACCTCGATGAGCTGTTCTTCAAGGATGGCCGCGATCAGGTGAGCCATCCCTTCCATGGCACCTACACCGGGCTGTACCAGAAGTACACCCTGCAAAAACTAGGCTGAGTCTCGATCCAGTCCGTACATGTCGGCCAGGTTGTCAGCGGCTTCGCTGATAGCCCAGGTCGATTTTGTTTTTTCGATCTCGCACAGCGCGTTCAGCGCCAGTGCTGCTTCG